GGCTATTGATGTGTTGAAGGAGACCGTCTTCTTCGACCTGACCGGCCAGGTTCTCCAGATGGCATCCAGCGTTGGCGAAGAACTCGCCTACCGCAAAGAACTGGAAGTCATCGACGCGGTCCTGGGTGTGACCAACCCGTTCATCTACAACGGGACTGGTTACAACACCTACCAGACCAGCCGCACCTTGGGCTACCTCAACGCCCACACCAACCAGTTGGTGGACTGGACCTCGATCCAATCCGCCAGCCTCCTGTTCAGCCGCATGGAAGACCCCCATACCGGCAAGCGTCTGCTGATCACGCCGAACACCGTCCTGGTGAACCCGGCGCGTCTGGCAACCGCCCAGCTGATCTTGGGTGCTTCCGGCACGGAGCTTCGCACCGCTCCTGGGGCAACCCAGTCCAGCGCGGTGAGCTTGAATGTCGCCTCCTCGACCGGCAATCCTTACTCTGGACAGTTCACGATCCTGTCCAGCCCGCTGATCGAGCAGCGTTGCCTGGCATCGGATGGTCTGAACCTGAACCAGGCCAACACCGATGGTCTGTGGTTTATGATGGAGGCTGGGAAGTCCTTCAAGTATATGCAGAACTTCCCGCTGACCGTGACCCAGGCCGCGCCGAACCAGTACGAGATGCTGGATCGGGGCATTGTGGCCACCTACTTCGCCAACGAGCGGGGTATCCCCAGCGTCTGGAGTCCTTGGCACACCGTCAAGAACAACAACGCCTAATTGAGGTAAAGCTGATGCAACCCACCCAGCAGAAGCAACAGCCTCAACAGCAACAGCCTGTTAATCGCCTGTGGGAAGTCTCAGGGATGGGACTCCCACGGGCGTTTATCAAGGCCTACAGCAAAGAACAGGCTAAGAGCGAATACCGTATCCGATACCAGTTGCACGAATCACGCCCCGTGGAGGCGAAGTAATGGCAGCAGCGGATGATATTAGCTCCGCAATCGACAACCTTGCCGCTGCCATCAAGGAGGCTACGGTCAATCCGAAACCGAATTACACGATTGACGGTCAATCCGTAAGCTGGGGCGATTACCTTCAAATCCTGACCAGTCGCCTAGACGGTCTGATGAAGGCGAAACAAAGTCTTGCCGGTCCATATCAGCGGATGTTGAGGGTAGTATCCCGATGAAGTACGCAGCAATTAGCGCATCCAGTTCCGGCTCAAACACGGTTGTAGCTGCCGTGACCGGGAAGCGAATTCGGGTTCTGTCCTATGTGATGGTTGCTGCCGGTGATGTGACGGCAACCTGGCAATCGGCATCCAACAACCTTAGCGGTGGTATGGCATTGGCCGCGAATGGTGGTGCTGCCCCTTCTGCTGGACAAGCCACTCCAGGCGGGCTGATTGGCCAGTTTGAGACCAACCAGGGTGAAGCACTCAACCTTAACCTCTCAGCTGCGGTTTCAGTTGCTGGCCACCTGACTTACATCGTTACCGATTGAGGTGACTGATGCCTGTTGTAGCTATGGTGGAAATACGATATTCCTCGCCTAGGGGAATTCCGGCTGGATACAATCCGGCCAATGTTTCCACCAAGCTTCGCAACATTGCTCAGGCTGTTGTCAGGCAGCACAAGGAAGACATTAGTAGGAATTATTATCCAAGCAGGGTCGCCTCTCGTCCTGGAGAGTTTCCAAAACGCAGAACCGGAAATCTTCGCAAAAGTGCTGGATATGCCCCTGCTGCAATCAATATTAGCACGGTGCGAAAAGCCAAGAGCCTGACAATCAGTCTTGGTTATGACGATTCAATCTGTGATCCAGCCAAATTCAACTCCCTGCGATATGGGGCATCCGGCCCAGGGAGAAGATACATGGCTCCCAGACTGATGATGCCAAATACGGCGAGTTCTGTGATTCCAATTGAATTAGCCAAGAGCAACCCAGAACCTTGGACTCCGACCGCAGAGTGGAGACCGCTCACCTGGGAGGTGGTTCCTAGCTGATGGCACTCACATTGGACATAACCTCTGATTACCTCATCTTTGACAACAAAGAGACGATCACTTTCCAGAACCAGGGTGAGTCTGCGATAACCATTCCCAATGTGATTCGCAGACCAGCAGTCATCGGTGTGGATGGTGGTGGTGGATCGATTGTTTACGGGGCCGGGATCGAATTCCTGGTGTTCAAGAACGAGTTGGCTAATGCAATTGTTGCCGACAACTCAGAGACATTGATTGCCACCGGAGAGGATAGCGACTTCCTGGTGTATAGCGATTCCCTGTTTGCGCCAAGGATCAATGCCCGGATAACGGATGAGAAGGGCAAGCATTACAGGGTCGATATTATTGACGATGGGGCATATCGAACACGCTGGGCAATCCGCGCGACATCGGAAGCGGCGGAAGGTATCAACTAATGAGCGTTTTCTACCAGATTCTGGATGCGGTCAGGGATCGGCTGGCAACCATTCCCAGCGTCCCAACCATTGTCATTAGAAAGCGTCCCGTTCTGGTTCAGGAAGATACGGTTCCCATCGTCATCGTTTCCCCTGGACGGGAGATTATTGGTGACGAGGCATTCGGCAATATTGTCGAGTACCTATATTCGGTTGAGGTGACGATCATCCAGGCTGGAAACAGGGTGTATGAGGCTGATGTGGCCACCCTGTTCGATCTCAGGGAAAACATAAGAAATCAGCTTTTCCAGCCCCTGCTTTCTGGAGCGGCATCCGTTTACGACTGTCAACTTGAAACAAATCCGGCGTTTGAGGTTGTATCCGGTCAGGCAAGTAATTACGATATTTCAGGTATGGTAATTACTTATAAGAGCGTCGAAACGAGGATTTCGTAATGGCGATTACCCATACCGCTGGGATAAATTTCAGCGCAAATAATGGAACACCCGCGACTTTCCAGGCAAGCCAATCGGCTGATGGTGAAGTTAATCTGGATGTGACGATTGCCCCTGCGGCAAGCAACTTTGTTGTTGTCTGCCCGATTGACGCAAGCCAGGTCAAGTCAATCCTCATGTACGCCGATGCCGCCATGACGGTGGTCACCAAGAGTTCCGGCGGATCGACGGTTGATACATTCACCCTGGTGGCCAACAAGCCATTGTTCTGGCAATTTGGATTCCCCACAAACTGCCCGGTTACCAATGACTGCGCTACGCTTCAGGTGACCAGCACACCAGGTGGAAATCTTAAACTGTTCGTGCTTGAGGATGTCTGATGGCACTAACAACAGCTGGTGTTAATGGGTCAATATCTTGGATTCAAACCAAGACTAATACCGGATTTTCCAACACAATACAGGGTTTGGATTCTATTTCGGCTAGTGTTTCACCTTCATTGACTGGAGCTACACCAGCCAATGTTGTTTATGCCGAAGAAAGAACCCTTTCCGCATCAGCATCGCAGACATACGATCTGCAATCTTTGACTGATTTCTTGTCGCAATCCTTGGTGATGACCAGGGCTTTTGCGATTGCCATTAGTTGTTCTGACGGGCAAGTGACATTACAGCAGGGTACTTCAAATCCTCTGACTTGGCCTTTGTCTGGAACAGCCCCGGCAATGGTTGTCCCATCCGGCGGTTTTTTCGTCTTTGGACAAGCAACCGCCCAGACTGTTAGTGCATCGGTCAAGACCCTCAAAGTGACTGCCGGGGGTTCTGGCGGAACATACAAGATTGCAATTCTAGGAGGTCAGTAAGATGCCTTTCTACGCTGGTAAGAATGCGACTCTTTCCATTGGTGGTGTTGCCTATCCGATGGATACCTGGAGCATTGCCATTGAGACCGAAGAGGTCGAAGTGACAAACTTCCAGTCTGTTGGCCAAAAGAATCTGATTGCCGGAATCCAGGGTGGCACGGTCTCTGCCTCTGGACCGTACAACGGAACCGCTCCGTCAAGCGGAGCATTGGCAAGTTTCACCTTTGGTATTAGTGGCGCGGTCACCCTTGGACCGTATCAAGTCCTAATCACCAGCGTGACCGTTGACACATCGGTCAAGGAAAAGGCAACCATCGAGGTTTCAGGGTCTCTCGCAGCAAACCTGGGATAATGTAGATGCCAGCATTTGGCGCAAATTATCCGACAAGAGAAACAACATCCCCGTTCTATTCTGGGTATAGAGCGGGGGTGCTGCTTAATAATGCCAGATTCTTGGTTGCTGATAGCTGGTCTTTTGAAATAAAAGACGAACCAATTGAGTTGACAACGGTTCAGATATTCAGAGATTCCAATATAGAAGCAACCCCCACCGACTTCCCAGAGTGGTTCAACAAGGGAGTCCCAAGGAAATATGTCAAAGGTGGAATGTTTGATGCGACTATAAAGTTGCATGGTTTCTATAAAGAATTGCCAATATTGGACATTGGTGAGTTTGTTACTGTTTCATTGATGATAGATGGGAACAGGACATTCTTCAGGACAGAATTAGCATTCGTGACTTCATATAATTATGCCGTAACGGTAAAAGGCACAATAGAATGGAATATAGACCTTGTTGTTACATTGAACAACAAGAATGACGATACCGATACGATTCCGAGGTTCTAAAATGCCCATCAATACGGTTTCTGATGTGATCGGCACACATGGTGCGCCGCCAGAGTGGACTGATAGCCAAGGGAAGAAATACCAACTATCTCTGATCAATCTGAAGGCTCAATCCAAGATTGAGCGGATGATTGAGCATGATGCAATTGAGGCATTAAAGGCGCATAAGGATTTGATCGGTGAGGAGGAATATGCTCTTCAGCTTTCAAGGCTGTTACGCGACATCACCCAGGGCCGGTTCAACTTCGGTGGAGAGTATTGCCAGGATGCCCTTGAGACTATCAAGGGTGTAAGCGCAATGGTTTCCGCAATATTCAATGTTGACAGAGATGAGGCTATGAGGCTCATTACAACCGAGCCAGAGGTCAAGGATGTTGTTGGGATGATTACGGAGAGATCATACCCAAAAAAAGCGGAGAAACCGGCGGCGGAGTAGAGGAACCAAATTGGCCTCAGATCGTCGCCGGTCTCTTGGATGAGCCATTCTGCTTGTCCATGTCAGAAGTATCGCAGTTGACAATGCGCCAGATATCCCTGCTCTATTACAGAGAAAGGGATAATAAGGGTATTCCAAGACCAATTAAACAGATGTATGATTACGATGAGGACGGCAAGTTCATTGACCGTTCCAAGGACGAGTTCTTCAATCTTGGAATGGCATTGGGCCTGACTCCAGAGGAACTGGAGAAAAGGTGGGAGGAAGCGCAAAATGGCAAATAGCTTCGGACCACCTGGGGCTGGCGGCGGTGATCCAGTATCCAAGTCGATTGCTGATGCGATAAAGCCAGCAGTCAATGTCGTTGACGCTGAAGCGAAGAAGCTTGCCAAATCAATTAAGAAGCTTGCGGACGATATGTCTGCATCGGCAAAGGGATTGAACCGGCAAAGATCGGCTGAAATGTTGAGAGCGGCAAAGGCAGAAGAATCTGCTGTTAAGTCGCTAATGGCTCAACGATCCAGAGCGTTGATAGCCCAATTCAATGCGGAAAGCCAGGCTATTGCTTCTCTATCGAAGCAGCGTTCAAGGCAGATGCTTGCCGATATTCAGGGCCAGGAAAGGGCAAAGAAATCGCTGGAGGCTCAAAGGTCTAGGGAGTTACTTCGCGCTGAAAAGGAAAAGGAGAATATACAGAAATCTGCTCAAGCAAAAGCATTGAGGGATGCTGAAAAAAACGCAAAAGAAATAGAG